ATGGTGATTGGGTTGAACCTGTTTGGTCATCAGCAATTAATTTAAATGGTTCAGTTCCTACACCATATATCTTTGATGATAGAGTTAATGATAATGATGTTGCAAACGCCATCATGAAAATGTACAAACTAAGTAAAAAGAAAAGAAAGGAAAAAGGATTAAAGGGTAGAGAATTTGTAATTAACAATCTATCAAATAAAATAATGTGTGATAAAATGATTGAGGGTATCGAACAAACCTTAGAGAATTTTAAGCCGAGAAGTAAATTTAATTTATACAAGATTATATAATATGAACAAACCATTTTTATTATTTAGGGGACCAGTTAAAACAAGAAGTGGATACGGTGCACACTCAAGAGATTTGTTACAAGCACTTTATGAAATGGATTTGTTTGAAATTAAGATTGATAGTTGTATGTGGGGTTCAACCCCGATGACAGCATTGGAAGATAATTTATTTCATAAATGGATTGAGTCTAATATTGTTAGTCAGTTAGAAAAGACACCAGACATTTACGTTCAAGTAACCGTTCCAAATGAATTCCAAAGAGTTGGTAAATTTAATATCGGAATTACTGCTGGTATTGAAACAACTATCGCACCTAAGGATTGGATTGATGGTTGTAATAGAATGGATTTAATCATTACAACGTCCACGTTTTCAAAAGATGTTTTGTTACAAACAGTTTATAATGAGAATGAACAAAACACGGGTAAGTTAATCAAACAACACAAAATCGAAAGACAGATAGAAGTACTATTCGAAGGTGTTGATACCAAAATATACAACAACGTTTATAACAACATTGACATTGACATCAAAGAAGATTTTGCTTACTTGTTTGTTGGTCATTGGTTAAAGGGTGACACAGGTCAAGATAGAAAAGATGTTGGTATGTTGATTAGATGTTTCGCTGAAGCATTTAAGGATGTTGAAGATAGACCCGCACTTATACTTAAAACATCATCCGCATCGTTCTCAATTAAAGAAAGAGAAAGTTTTAGAAAGAAGATAGAAGGGTTAGTGAGTGATTATAAAAATCCACCATCAATCTATTTGTTGTTTGGTGATTTAACTAATGATGAGATGAATAATTTATATAATCATCCTAAAGTTAAATCAATGGTTACGATTACAAAAGGTGAAGGGTTTGGTAGACCTTTATTAGAATTTACGATGACGGGTAAACCTGTGATTGCATCAAACTGGTCGGGACATAAGGATTTCTTACCGATGGATAAAGCAATTATGATTGGTGGAAAATTAACTGAGGTTCACGAAAGTGCAGTCGATACTTTCATATTAAAAGATTCTAAATGGTTTACCGCAAATTACAACGAAGTGACTGAAGTTTTTAAATTGGTTTACAAAGACTATGATAAGTTTTTAGAAAAGTCTATGATGTTGGGTGATGAGAATAAAGAAAAATTCTCAATGGAAAAAATGAAAGAGAAGTTTAAAGACATCATCAATCCATTCTCAATACAACCAAAAGAACAAAAACTAATTTTACCTAAATTAACAAAAATTAAATAATATGGCAAGAGGTAGAAAAAAAATAAAGGAGGAATTATTACAATCGGTTATTGATAAATTAACGGTTGACGATAAACCAAAAATTGAAACATATATGCCCTGTGAATGGATGATTCAATTTGATAATGACGAACCTCAATTATTCACAACTGCAGATGAAACCGTAGAATCACCTGAGGTTATTATTAGGATACAAAATACTAACGAGGGTTATATTAAGTTTACCGACCCGACATCAGGTAAAACATTTAAATTATTTGCTAGACCAAAAAAATAGTAATGAACTTCAAATTTTTCAAAGGTGATGAAACACCAACACTTCTTTTTCAACCACATACATTTACACCAGAGAATGTTGAGTTTTGTTTTCAGTTCGGAAACAATGAACCTATTGTATTTGCAACAGGACCAAATGAATGTTCAATTCGATTAAGTCCAACTTCAGATACCAGTATGTTGTTCACCGACAATGATAAAGAGTTTAAATTATTTGCAAGGGAGATACAAAATGGTTAAGAATTTTAAATTTTTTCACGGGGTAATTAGAAGTACGTTAACCGCAACGTGGTCAGCACAAGAACATGAGCATTATGGTATAGATGCTGAGGCTGAATTAACTAGAATGATGTCAGAAGAAATTGCCAGAGGTATTGATGAAGAAATTATTAATGTAATAACAAGAAGTATAAACGGCGGTGGTAATCATGGTTTTGATTATTTAAACCATTGGTTAAGAATGGGGGAAAATAGAGCATGAAATGTGAAAGACATAGTTGGGACACGGATGATAGAGAGTGGTGTTGGAAATGTGAGGAATTAACAATAAATGAAAATAAAAAGAAATATGAAGATAAGTTTTGCAATAACAGTTTGCAAGGAATTGGAGGAGATAAAGAGATTAGTACCTTTCTTACTGAAACACAAGAGAGCTCAAGACGAAATTGTAGTTCTATATGATGAAACAAATGGTAATCCCGAAGTATTAGATTTTTTATTACCGTATAATAAATTTCCAAATGTCCAAACATGGAGATGTTTCGATTGGAATAATAATTTCTCTGATTTTAAAAATATATTAAATGGTTATTGTAAAGGTGACTATATCTATCAACTAGATGCAGATGAGATGATTAGTGAGTATATGGTTAAAAATTTACATCAAATATTGGAAATGAATAAAGATGTTGATTTAATTTTTGTACCGAGGATTAACACTGTGGAGGGTATAACCGAAGAACATATTCAAAAGTGGGGTTGGGGAGTTAATGAAAATGGATGGATAAATTTTCCGGATGCTCAAGGAAGAATATATAAGAAAGGAATGAGTTGGTATGGTAAGGTACATGAGAAAGTTTATGGTGGTCAAAAATTCTCATCATTACCTTTAGACGAAGAATACTGTATAGAACACCATAAGACGATAGAACGTCAAGAAAAACAAAATAATTTTTACAAATCAATTTAATTTATGACAATTTTAATAACGGGACATTTAGGATTTGTTGGTAGATCCTTTTTAAAATACTTTAAAAATCAACATGATATAACAGGGATTGATTTAAAAGAAGGGAATGATTGTAGAAATTTTTTTAAGCACTCAGTAGAAAAATTTGATTTAATTATTCATTTAGCAGCTATTGTAGGTGGTAGAGAAACAATTGAAAATGAACCATTATCGGTAGCAACAGATTTATCAATCGATTCAGAATTTTTTAATTGGGTTGTAAAAACAAAACAACCGAAAATAGTATATTTTAGTTCATCGGCAGCCTACCCTATTCATTTACAGACACCAGAATTAAAATATCACTTAAAAGAATCTGATATTAATCTAGATGATATTAGACTTCCTGATTATACCTATGGCTGGTCTAAATTAACAGGAGAATATTTAGCTAAATTTGTTAGGGAACAAGGAACAAAAGTTTACGTTTTTAGACCATTTTCAGGTTATGGAGCGGACCAAGATTTAACTTATCCATTTCCTTCCTTTATAAATCGTATTAAAAGAAAAGTTAATACTTTTGAAATTTGGGGGGATGGGAATCAAGTTAGAGATTTTATCCATATGGAAGATATTGTTGAAGCGGTAATGACCGTAGTAAATGATGATATTCAAGTAGATGCACTAAACTTAGGAAGTGGTATATCAACTTCATTTAATGAGTTAGCTAAAACAATGTTTGATATATCTGATTGGAAACCTAAAAATGGTATATTACATTTAACAAATAAACCCATAGGGGTATCTTATAGAGTTTGTAATCCTGAGTTAATGCTTTCAATTTATAAACCAAAATATACTCTTGAAGAAAGAATAGAACAAATTTTAAAATATGAATAATATGGGTAAAATTTTATATACATTACATATAATGTGGTATGAATCTGAAATGATTTTAGAAACATTAGATTCATTACAAGAATCTATTATACATAGTGAATTAGATGTAGATATTATAATATGTTTAAATTCTCAAACATATATAGAAAAACCAGATGAAGGAATTGAACCTGAAAAAATGTTTAAACATTTCCTTCAACATCCATTAATTAGTAAATCCAAAATAATAACTAAAAAAGATTCAGATCCATTTTATAATATAGGTGATTGGAGAAGAGATATATACGGGTCGGAATATGATTACAAATATATTGTATGGGGAGAAAGTGATTGTTTAGTACCTGAAGATTATTTTTATTTATTATCAAATATTGTTATAGAAGAACCTCATTTTCTATCATTAGCAACTAGAAAAATGTGGGATAATACTTGGGATGAGGTTGAACATCCTTGGATACATCAATTTCCAAGAAATGGTCCTCCTATCCGGCCAGAACAAGCACCTAAACCTTTTAATTGTGCAGATTACATAACATTAGATGAATTAAATAAATTTAATGAACAATTTGAGCCGACTGTAATTAAATTAAAAAAATTAAAAATAGATGGGAATATGACTGCACTATCTCAGAATCTCCCATATCCATTTTTACCTTTAGATCTTCATTTTGCTCGAGAAGATTATTGTTTAGAAATGTTTTTTTCAAAAAAAGGAATACCTCAATATCATATTAATACTAGATTAAAAGGACATAATCAAGTACACCCTAGAAAACGAATAGGAACAAAAAATCAAAAAAATGATAATGTATATAAATTATACGAAGATAAGGCTTGGCAAAGTATAATTAATTTTATAAATAATACTAAATAAAAATTATTATTAAACATTATAAATTGTCAGAAAAAATAACTATATTAAATAAAAAAAAATGAGTAAAATAGAATTTATAATACCAACATATGATAGACCTCACCATTTGATGTGCACAATCAATTCCATATTTGCACAAAGAAGTGAAGATTGGTCAATACATGTGGTAGCAGATTGTCCACCTGAAGGTACATTAGATAAAATAATTAAATATTTTGAGGGTGATGATAGGATTAGATTCACTATATTACCTGAAAGATATAATGATTGGGGTCACACTCCTAGAAATTATGGTTTAGAACATGCTAAAGAGGAATGGGTCATCATGACTGGCGAAGATAATTATTACACTCCCGTATTTGTTGACCACATGTTTAGTAGGGCAAATCCAGATGTACATTTTGTTTATTGTGACATGATTCACAATTGGACAAATTCTCAGTATGTTCATATCCAATGTAAACCTGAATGGGGACATATTGATATTGGTAATTTTATGGTAAGAACTAAATATGCACAACAAATGAAGTTGGATGTTACGAACATACAGGCTGACGGTAAATTTGTGGAAGAGTATCTACAAAAGTTTCCAAAAGGTAAGATTGAAAAAATAAGTAAACCATTATACGTACATAATTAATTATATATAATGCAAACAAAACAAGAGTTAGAAAATTGGTACAATAAACCGGACCCTTGGTCATATGAAACAAATCCAGATGATAAAAAAAGAAAAGATTTAATTTTGTCTTTATTAGACCAATATGATACAGCATTAGACATTGGTTGTGGTGAGGGTTATATAACTAAGGATATACCAGCAAATAAAATATATGGCATCGAATTGTCTGATAATGCATCATCTAGATTACCAAATAATGTAAATAGATTATTAAAACCGGAAGGTAAATATGATTTAGTTATGACAACCGGGACATTATACAGACAATATAATAATGAACAAATAAAGAACTGGATTCACGAATCTGCTAAAAAATATGTCCTTGTTGGTGGCATAAAGGATTGGATGATTTGGTCTGATTTTGGTAAAATAATAAAAGAGATTGAATTTAATTATAGAGAATATAAACAAATAGTGAGATTATATGAGACTACTACATAATATCGGTAACATTAGACATTCTAATTACCACACAAGAGAACAAGTATTAAACTCAAATGAACCTCTTGGTTTTGATGGGATTTATTTAAATGTTTATGAAAATAAAGACATTTTAAAAAATAAAACCGGAATATTTTTTGTCATGGGTAATTTTATTGGTGGTGACAATTATTTTGATTTACAATATGTTCCAAAACTAGAAAAATATTGTACATGGGAACAAATAAATGAAATGTGTGATGAATATGATTTTGAAATTGGTTGGCACACTTGGAGTCATCCGGATTTAACGTTACTGAAAAAAGATGAAATTATAAAAGAAATAACTCCACCATTTCCAATGAAATATTTTGCATATCCATATGGTAAATTCAATGATTTAGCAATTGAGTGTGTAAAGGAAATGGGTTATGAAAAAGCGTGGAGCGTAACGCAGGGGTCAAGAAATCCACAAGATAAAGACCATAATTATAAAATATATAGACCATACCTATGATTGATTTTGAACAACTTAAGAAAGAATATAACGAAAAAGGTATTATAGTTATGTCAAATGTTTTTACGTCAGAAGAGTGTGACGAAATTAAAAAGAATGCTTATTCTGTGAGAGATGAGGATATTAAAAAAAGTGGTTATCCACACGTACCAAGTGAAAAGAAAAATGATAAAAGATTGTTAGTTTTTTTTCCGTCACTTGTTAACGAATATCTGAATAAAATTAGAACGGATGAAAGGATGATTAATTTGGTTAAAAATTTTATTGGTGATGATGTTAAACAAATAAATAATCAAATTTATTTTAGAGAAAGTGGTGACCAAGATCAATTTGCGTGGCATCAAGACGTTATGTTTAGAGAGGATATAAATTTCAATAACGATGTAGAGGATGATTATTTCCAAACAATAATTGCCGTTGATGAAATAACAGAGGACAATGGTGCAATTGAGTTTATTGATGGTTCACATAAGACAATGAGGATTCCGCTTCCAAATAATTTACGAGAATTTAAAAGAGGTGACTTAAGTGGTAAGAAATATACCGCAAATAAAGGTGATGTTTTGATATGGTCAGTTTTATCTGTTCATGGTAGTGAGCCAAATCAATCAAAGAAAGATAGAATGACATATATGAATGGATTCTGTAGGTCAAAATCAACAAAAACATATCCTGATTACTTGAAAAATGGTGAAATAATTCGTAATATTAATGTAAACCATATACCATGAGTACTATAACAGTTGTGATTGCTTCATATCAATATGGACATTTAGCCGCACATTGTATTGAAAGTGTTTTATGTCAATCGAGAAAACCTGATAAGATTTTATTTGTAGATGACGGTGTTGGTGATTGTGGTCACCTACCAAAAATATATCCTGAAGTTGAATATGTGTTGAGGGAAAAAAACATGGGTACTGTTGCAAATTTTCAGGATATGTTGATGAGAGTGACAACCGATAAATGTATGTTTTTAGGTGCAGATAACTGGTTGAGAGCAGATACATTAGAGATATTAGATAAAGTAAATGCTGATGTTGTAACATATGATATTGTTGTGACTGGAGATTCTAAAAGAGGATTATTAAATAGGCACGGCCCTGAGATGACACCATACCAAGGTGACTTGTATTGGTCTAGATTTCAAAGACATCATGGATCGATGATGTACAACACTAAATTAGCCCAATCAATTGGTTACCAAGCAACTGGTGGGATTCATTCACAAGAAGATTTATTTCTTTATAATGGGTTTAAGCGTGCTGGTGCTAAAATGGAATGGGTCAAAAAAGGTCTTCTATATTATAGAAGACATAGAGAAAATTTTATTAAAAATTAATGAATATAACATTTGTATTAGCAGTATATAATAAATTAGACTTGACAAAAGAAAATGAATAAATTAATTTTAGCAACAGGTTCCGATTTTAACTATTTAAAAAAAATAGAACCTTATTTAGGGTCATTAGAAATGAATTCAAACTTTGATGAAAATGTCTTAGTTCTATTAAGTAATGAAGATTTCAGTATAAACACTTCAAAAATATCAATTGCCAAGCAGGACCCATCAAAAATTAAAGCATTAAGTCCAATAAATTGTACACAGCATGGCGAGTTTATTTTCGCACAATACTTTGATAAATTTAATGATGATGACGTTATTTTTTATACTGATGGGGACATGTATCTACAAAGAAATATTACTGACGAAGAAAGGGAAATGTATTCCAACTTTAAAGATGGTGATGTTTATATAGGTTATAACGCATCACCAACAGATACGTTATATGATGAAGCTCCAAGATTAGGTTATAATGGAACAATGTATCCCGAATTTTTTGATGTTAATTGGAGAAAGGTTAAGGTTTATAACACCGGTTTAATTGCTATGAATAAAAAAACTTGGCAGAAATTGGCAAACGATTACATCCCATTATATCCTTTAGTTGATAAAATGTTTAAACACTATGCAAAACAACAATGGTTAATTTCATTTATAATTAATACCAAATCAGAATATAACGTAATAGAAATGCCATACGATATTCATAACCACACACATTACCCAAGTCCTATTGGAACAAAACAAGATGGTAATGGTAATGTTTATTTTGAAAATAAGTTGGTACTCTTTAAACATAAGTGGTAATGTACGATTATCTGATTGTAGGTGCTGGATTATATGGGTCCATATGTGCGCATGAATTAACTAAGTCGGGTAAAAAAGTTTTAGTTATTGAATCTCGTAATCATATTGGTGGTAATTGTCACACAGAAAATAGAGACGGTATAAACATTCACACCTACGGTCCACACATATTTCATACATCAAATGAAGATGTGTGGAAATGGATTAACCAATATGTTGAATTTAACAATTTCAGATATAATCCTGTTGCCAATTATGAAGGTGAATTATATTCGTTACCGTTTAACATGTGGACATTTAATAAACTATGGAATGTAACAACACCTAAAGAGGCTAAAGATGTTATTGATTCTCAATCAAAAGAAATTGATAATCCAAATAATTTGGAAAATCAAGCAATTAAGTTAGTTGGTAAAGATGTCTATGAAAAATTAATCAAAGGTTATACCGAAAAACAATGGAGAAAACCTTGCAACGAACTACCAAAAGAAATTATTAAAAGATTACCAGTTAGGTTCACATATGATAATAATTATTTCAATGACAAGTATCAAGGTATACCTATCGGTGGATACACCCAAATTTTTGAAAAGTTATTAGATGGTATTGAGGTTAAACTTAACACTAATTATTTTACAGATAAATTACCTGAACATAATCGTGTAATTTACACGGGACCAATAGATAAGTTTTTTAATTACAAATTTGGTGAGTTGGAATATAAAACAACCCGTTTCGAACACTTTAAAAAGGATATGGATAATTACCAAGGTTGTTCTGTCATAAACTACACAGATTCAAAAACACAACACACTCGTGTTATTGAACATAAACATTTTGAAAAAGAAAATATTACTAATCACACTTGGGTAACTTATGAATATCCTACTCAATATAAGGTGAATGAAACTGAACCATATTATCCAGTTAACGATATGGATAATAATGAGATTTATCAAAAATATAAAATAGAATCGAATAAGTTAAAGAATATACATTTTGGCGGTAGATTGGCCGAATACAAGTACTATGATATGCATCAGGTAATTGAATCTGCATTAAATTTTATTAAAACAGAAATAAATAAATGAAAAAAATTTTAATCCTTGGTGGGTGTGGTTTTATCGGTGGCAACCTATCAAAGAAATTAACCGATGAGGGTCACTTTGTTCGTAATGTGGATATTAAAAGACATGCCTTTTTTACTAAATTTAATTCAGAGTGGTTTCAAGGTGACTTAACGGACCCTAATTTTGTATTTGATGTTATGTCATTACCAGAAGGTTCATTTGATGAGGTTTATCAATTGGCTGCGGATATGGGTGGTGCTGGTTACATTTTTACTGGCGATAATGATGCAAAAATTATGCATAATTCCGCAATGATAAATTTAAATGTTTTAGATTCCGCATTAAAGACTGGAGTTAAAAAAATATTCTTCTCATCATCAGCATGTGTTTATCCTGAACATAATCAATTAGACCCAAATAATCCTAATTGTGAAGAATCTTCAGCTTATCCAGCAAATCCCGACTCAGAATATGGTTGGGAGAAGTTATTTAGTGAACGTCTTTATATGTCATATCATAAAAATTATGGTTTAGATATTAGAATTGCTAGATTTCATAATATATTTGGTCCATA